GCTGGGCCGTTACCCGGTCAGCCGTTCTTTCTAAGGCACAAGTCTCCTGATCCTTCCCTATTCTTTGACACGTTTGCGCTCGCGTACACGGTCACTGAAATCGTTCCAAGGTTTGCTTTTGCTCCCTCATCCCTCACGGGACAGGTCATACAGCAATTCAGGCCGTCCAATAGGGTTCTAGAAGATGAGTGGCCGTATCCCCAGACAAACCACAATCTGGCCCACCAGTTCAGGTGGAATCAGGTTGGTGTATTGCGGGGATTCTCGGTTGAGTATGTTGATCTAAATGACGATCCCTGGCAGGAATGGCAGCCAAACCGCACAGACAAGATGGCGGCGCTGTTTCCTTTCAGGCAGTTTGCCCAAGTCTCAACCGTCTATCACTGGGAAATCCTCCATTGGAAGTCCAAGAATTGGCAGGTTGAGGCTGAACAGGACATTGACCGAAAGACCAACTTTAGCCTCGGGCTACAGTTATTCGGTCACAAGGTCATTATCCCGCCGGTTCCACCGGCATCGACTGCTCTCTCGTTTGTGGCGATCAGTTGGGCTTCGGCAGATAGCATGAAGATAACAGCAGATACGATCAATTACCGGGCAGACGGTACGGATGAGACTCGCGGTGGTGGTAGTCCGATCCAAGAGAATGGATTGCCAAACAACCAGTTCAATAAGTTGTCAGTGACGACTTCAATTAACTTGAGGTTCTAATGCCGATTATCCCTGAATCAGACAAACCCGCAGTTTCCGATAAGGAGATTGTCGAGGAATGCGCCAAGCGACTCAGAATCGCTATGGAAGCTGAAGGGGATAACCGACAGATGGCGATTGAGGCCCTTGAGTTTGGCAATGGAAAACAATGGCCTGACGACCTTTACAATCGTCGCAAGATCGACAAGCGCCCCTCCCTCACGATCAACCACACCAATACCTTTGTTAAGCGTGTGGTCAATAACATGCGTTTACAGAGGCCCCGCATCAAGGTTCATGCGGTTGGGAATGGGGCTGATAAGGATGTTGCTGACGTAGTGGCGGGTCTTATCCGCCATGTAGAGGCTCGCTCTAACGCTTCCATCGCCTATGATACGGGTGGAGAAAGCGCAGTTAGGATGGGCTGGGGATATTGGCGCGTGCTGTCGGAATGGGAGGATGAGGGGTCTTTTGAGCAAGAACTTTGTATCAAGCCCATTCGTAACCCGTTTACGGTGTATATGGACCCAAGCGCAGTCGATCCGGCTGGATCTGACGCGCAGTGGTGCATTATCACGGAGAAGATGGACCGTCAGGAATTCCAGAGAAAGTATCCGGATATGCAGCTGAAGCCATTCACTTCGGGTGCGCCTGGAGATGATTTGGCCGACTGGGAGTCACGAACAGAAATCCGACTTGCTGAATACTTCCGGGTCCGTCAGGTGCGGGATACGCTCCATAGGATGTCTAACGGCATGACGCTGTTTGCGTCCGACATTGCCAAGGCTCGAGACGTTCTGGAAGCTCAGAACATCGTTAGCGTGGATTCTCGCCCTAGCTATCGGCAAACGGTTGAATGGTTCCGCATTACCGGAACCGACATTGCTGACCGCCGAGACCGATACAAAGACCCATTACCGGACAAGTACATTCCGGTGGTCCGTTGCGAAGGTAACGTCCTAGACCTCAATGGACGGGTTATCCGTAAGGGCATGATTGCGGACCTCATGGACCCGGCCCGCATGTATAACTACTGGCGGACCTGTGAGACGGAGCAGATTGCCCTTTCCACCAAATCCCCATGGTTGACGGCCGAAGGGCAGACGGATGGGCATGACGAGTGGGCATCCGCCAATACCGCCCCTCATGCATACCTCACCTACAAGCCGGTCACGATTGAGCAGCCTGACGGCTCACAGACCCCTCTACCGCCCCCACAGCAGGTGGCAGGCCCCCAAGTACCAGCTGGCTTCGTGCAAGCCGCCCAAGGGGCTATGCAAGACCTTATGGCGACCGCTGGTATGCCTCACGAACCCAGAGCCGATACGCCCGGTTCCGTCATATCCGGTAAGGCCCTGCGCGAACGTGCTGCGATGTCTGATATAGGCCACTTCCAGTTCTACGATAACCAAACGCGCTCAATCAGCCACACCGGCACGATTCTATTGAGCCTCATTCCCCACTATTACTCTGCCGAACGTATGCAGCGGATTATTGGGGAAGATGGCGTCCCAAGTATGGTGAAACTCAATCAGAAGGTTCCCGGCCCTGATCCCGCCATCGCCAAGGTCAAGAATGACGTTACTGTGGGTCGATATGACGTCGTGATGGATACGGGGCCAGGATATGAAACCCGCCGTATCGAGGCGGCTGAGTCCATGATTGACCTGATGAAGACTCCCTTAGGCGAGATGGCTGCCAAGGCGGGCGGTGACATCATTCTCAGGAATCTGGACTTCCCGGGTGCTTCTGACCTTGCCGACCGTCTTACGCCCATGTCCGATCAGGGTATGCAGGACAAGCTCGAGAGTATCCCCAAGGAAGCGCGGGGCATTGTTACCTCGCTCTACCAGAGTCTTAAGCAGGCTCAGGACACCATCCAACAGCTGGCGCTCGAGAAGAAGGCCCGCATGGACGTGGCGGAACTGCGCGAGAAGGGCTCTACCGAGCGCGAGCACATCAAGGCTGGCGTAAAGGTACACGATACAGAAATGCGTACCCAGACCACTCGGGAAGACACCCTGAGCCGCACGCAGACGGCTCTGGTCGATACCCATACTCGGGCGCACGCCAGCATTGCGGTGGCCGAGATCGGGGCCGCTGGGCAGATGCTCAATACTCACGTAGAGCAGGCCCATGAGAAACAGATGGCGAAAGAAATGCTCAAGAATGCAGATAAGGCAGAGCACTCCGTATGACGTGGTGGACTGCCCATCTGGACCGTAAAGACGCGCCCAAGCGCGAGATTTTGACCCTGCGCGGGGGTTCCGCGAGCAAACGCTCTAAGAGCGAGGATAATCATGCCGAAAGTAATAACGAGTCAGGGAATGCAGGATTTCGTCCAGACGGGGAAGCCGACGGACAATATCAGCCGGGAACAGCCGAAAGCGGTTCACGCAAACCCTAACCACAAGCCGGAAGCGAAGCCTCTAGAGGATACGCCCCCGCCGCCGCCTCCTGTAGTCAATGAAACTCCTGACCGGGACATTGAGCAGGACGACGATTGGAATAAGTATGCCGACCTACCGATGCCGGAGCGCATTAAAAAGGTCGTAGGGAAAAAGCATTTTGAAATGATGAGTGCTCGCGAGGAAGCCCAGGAACTGGAGCGCCTTGCAGAACAGCAGTACAACCGCGCAATAATGGCCGAAAAGCGGCTTGCGCAACTTGAACAGACCGTTAAACCGGAACAGGAACCGGCCAAACCTGAGGCTAAAGCGCCTGACCAGAACGATGCGAAGTATCGGAACGATAAGGGCGAGTTTGACTGGGTACAGTACACCAAAGACACCGCAGACTTCAGTGCAGCAGAGGCGGTGAGCAAGTTTCAGAAACAGCAGGAACAGGAAGCAAGCGAGCGAGCGGCAGTACAGGCCAAGGCAGCTTACGAATCACGCATTGAAGAGGCCCGAAAGGCAATCCCTGACTACGATCAGGTAGTGCCGGGTGCGGATATTCATACGCACAGGGCGGTCCTTGACTATGTGTTTTTCGATAGTAAGGTTCCGGGCCAGATTGCCTATCACCTCGCCAAGAATCCTGATTTCCTGAAGACCCTTAATTCAATGAGTGCGACCGCTGCTGTAGCAGAGATCGGCGCACTTGCTAAGACCTTTGAAAAGCCCGCGAGTAAGGCAGAGCCTGCTCCGATTGCTCCCAAAAGGTCTGGTGGAGCCCCTCCGCCTATCACGCCTCTGGATACCTCAAGCTCGGGAACGGTCAACGTAGACCCCAGCAAGATGAGTTTTCAGGAATTGCGCCGATACCATCGGAACAACAAGCGATAGGCCAAGGGCTCCTGAACCCTTCAAACTCAGGAGATTGTAATGGCTAACCAGTTGCTCACCATGAGCTACATCACCAATGAAGCGTTGGTGGTGCTTGAAAACGAACTCGTTCTTGCTAACCGCGTCGAGCGTCAGTACAGCAACGAGTACGCCCAGACGGGCGCGAAGATCGGTAACACTGCCAGTATTCGCCGCCCGCCTCGGTACATCGGTACTTACGGCGCTCCGCTGAACGTGGAAGATACGCTTGAGACGTATGTTCAGATTGCACTGAACTATCAGTTCCACGTTGACGTCCAGTTCACGACTCAGGATCTTGCCCTGAGCATGGACATGTTCAAGAAGCGAGTTCTGCGTCCGCAGGTTGCTGCGGTTGCTAACCGTATTGACTCGGATACGGCGCAGTTCGCGTTCCTGAATACGGCTACGACCCTCGGCACCTTTGGTGTTTCGCCCGCCTCTTATAAGATTTTCAGTGATGCGCGTGCGTATCTGGCTGCTGAGTCTTGCCCGACGGAAGGCGAAAAGAACGTGGTTCTCGACCCCGTGTCGATGTCGGCCGCGACGGATGCAATCAAGGGTCTCTTCAACCCGCAGGCGCAGCTTGGCGAGTGGATTGAAAAGGGCTTGATTGCCCGTCAGTTCGCTGGCCTTGACTGGTGGGAAGACCAGAACATCCCGACCTTCGTGACCGGCGCGCAGGGCGGCAGCCCGACCGTGACGGCGACCCCTGGTGGTACGGCGCTCTTTAACACCGGCTGGGCGGCCTCGGGAACCCTGACCACGGGTGGTTGGAGCAACAGCACGGGTGTTGTCAAGGTTGGCGACGTTATCCAGATTGCCGGTGTGTATCCGGTCAACCCGCAGAACCGTCTCCAGTACGGAAAGATCCTCAAGCAGTTCGTCGTTCTCCCGCCGGGTGGTTTCGTCACCCCGCCGAACGGCGCGGCGCTGCCGGGTCTTACGTATGGTCCGGCGTCGCTTGCGGCCGGTACGTTCAACCCGGCGACCGGCGTGTATACGTCGAGCGGTACGGGCACCCTGACGCTCACCATTGGTGAGTGCATCATCTATGGCGGTCAGTTCCAGAACGTCACGGCAGCCCCTGCCGCGTCGGCTGCGATTACCGTCAATGGTGGTACGTCATACGCGGGTGTTACCTCGCCGCAGGGCCTTGTGTTCCACAAGTACGCTTACGCGCTGGCGTTTGCCGATCTTCCGCTCCCGCAGGGTGTGGAATTTGCGGCGCGTGCCTACGATGACGAAGACGTCGGTATGTCGATTCGACTGGTGACCCAGTACACCATCAATAACGATAGCGAGCCGACTCGCGCAGACGTGTTGTATGGGCCGGGGTCGCTCTACAGGTCGCTTGGCATTCGTATCGCTGGCTAATCCGGCTGGGGGTAGAAATACCCCCTTTCTAATTCAGGAGAATCAAACATGCCTTCAGTCAATCCGGGACCGGCCAGCACCAGCAATGCCAACAGCGTTGCGACGCTCGCTCCCATCCTTACTCCGAACTACGACTCAAGCGGTCAGGCGCGTTCTGCGCTTCGTCTGCTCGCCGTCGCGCGTGCCATTCCAATCGCTAACGGTACAGGTGACATTGCGATTTTGCCGATGATCGACACTCAGTCCTTCATCGTCTCTAACGTGACGTTTGCCAATGCCTATTCCATCACTAACGGTGTTGTAACCTCGGCCTCTGCGGCTGCGCTTACGGTCTCGCTGAATGGTGGACCGGCAGTTACGGGAACGTCTATTGTTGCCTCGGCAGCACTGACCAACCTTACGGGTAACACCAAGTACGTATCTTCGACGGTTGCGGAAGCTGCTAATACCAGCGTCCAGACCGCGACGATGGGTACGTCTGGTACGGCGTCCAACTATCTGTACCTCAACTCGACGGTCATTTCTGCGGCAGCGCAATATTGTGACCTGTTCGTGTACGGGTACGACATCACCTGATCCCCCTCGGGGCGGTTGTGAGCCGCCCTTTTTTAGGAGAATAGAATGCCCGGTGCAACTAGGTTTGCTTCTGGTAACGAACTTCTGGACGTTATCCTTTATCTTCCGACCGTTACTTTCCCGACGCTTGGCGCGAATGCGAGTGCCGCCACCACTTACACCCTTCCTGGCTGTCTTATTGGGGATTGCATTTCCTGGAATGTTCAGAGCATTCCGGCCCATCTGACCGTCGATAACATCTACGTTTCAGCCAACAACACTCTGACCATTACGTGGGGAACGGACGCCACCGGCATTACCGGCGCGACGGTTGCCATGGTGGTCGAAGTGGTACGCGGTGAAAACACGGTTGTCAGCGGCCTGTCTGGCCTTCCTAACGCGATTTTCTAAGGAATTCACATGGCCGCACGCCCATATTTTCTGCTTTCGGCAGCCACTACCAACCTGACTCAAGTGTCTACGCAGACGGCGAATCTGGCTGGCGGCTCTGTGATTAACACCAACGCAGCTGCGCGTTACCTGAAATTCTATTCTTCGGGTGCTAATGGAGCCAATCCGGTTGTCGGCACTACGGTCCCATGGCTGACGGTACAGCTTCCCGCAACCTCCCAGACTTCCATTAGTACGCTGGTGCCGTCATTTGTCGGCGTTGCTGCTTCTGGGCCGCTGTGGATCGCAACTACCGCAAACGCGGTATATACGGATACGACCGCCGTTGGTGCGGGCGATCTGTATATCTCGCTCTTTCTTGAGGGGTAACCAATGCCTAATGTGAATCCAGGCCCTGCGACGACGGGCGCCAATAACAACGCTCAGGGCGGAAATTGGTATCTAAATGGATACCTTTTCGAGTCAGCGGGCGACAATATCACTGCATTCCCTGGCGGTGGTCAGACCAATGCCACGCCTCTTGTAGTTGAGCTAAACAGAATCACCACGGTCGCGACCAATGGTGACTCGGTAAAGCTACCGAATAGCGCTCCCGGTCTCACCATCTTTATTGTCAATCACACCAACAACTCCGTGCAGGTTTTTGGGTCTGGAACGGACCAGATTGACGACGTTGCGGCCACGACCGGCGTTAGCCAGATGCCTAACTCGACAGTCCTGTATTTCTGCGCGACCGCTGGTAACTGGTATACAGAAGGTCTTGCGGGCGGTTTTGCTCGCGGATATGCGCTTCAGACGTTTTCAGCCGCGACTATTGCTGGCAGTACGACGCTAACTCAAGCGGCCGGTACTCTTGTTACCACAATGCTTGCAAACGTCACTGGTGGAGCTGCAACTGCAATTACGCTCCCTGTATCAGCTCAGGGCATGGAAATCACCGTCCATAATATCAGCGCTTTTACGCTTTCAGTATTTCCGAATGCCGGTGGAACGACCACGGAGACTATTAACGCTCTGGCTGCCAATGCTGCTATCTCGCTACCCACTAATACCTCAACGGTATTTACCTGCGTAGTTCCGGGGCAGTGGTATACCATCCCGCGCGTGCCGTCGTAAAATGGCCTCCACCGTTCTTGATATTATTCAAGGGGCGCTGTTAAACCTCAATTCTTACAGTCCCGGCGAGTCCATTGACGCCGCGACGACTTCGGTAGGTTTGCAGCTGCTTAACGATCTGTTCGATTCGTATTCGACAGATCGTGACTTTGTGTGGTCTCAGAACGAAACGCAGATTCTCTGGACTCCAGGAAAGTACCAGTATTCTGTAGGTAACTATACGGCCGGTACTTTTGTGGGTGGCACTCAGACTGGAATTCTTGCCCTGCTGTCATCTACCGTACCGTCAAACCTGATTGTGGGTTCTGTACTGACGGACAGTTCAGGAGCGCTGCCTTCTGGAACTACGGTCAGCCAGTTGGGCGTTCCGCTCAATTTCACTTCAGGAGTGAGCGCAAACGCCACCAGCGGCTTTCTAGCGTCTGTCTGGACGTACCCCACGGGTCAGGTCAATGTGACGTTCTCAGACGGTGAGGTACGCGCTGCGACGCTTACCAATGGCGCTACTGCGGTGGTATGGACGACGGGGCTAACGTCTGCCGTCACTAGTTCCGCCACTGCCTCGGGTCTTATCCTCATCTCAAAGGCTGCTACTGCGACGGTCGCAAGCGATACCATTACCTACACGATTCCGGGTGATATTCCTATCGCTCGGCCACTTCGGTTCAGGAATGGTTTTACCCGTGCAACCTCAAGTAACTCTTCCAACCTTGATTTCTTTTTTGAATTCAAGTCCTACGAAGAGTACAAGCGGGAACTGTTAAAGAATGTTCCCGGCCCTTGGCCGTTCATTGCGGCCTATCGTCCTGACTATCCTCTCGGTCAGTTGTTTGTCTATCCCGCGCCTGCTGCGTCCTATACGGCATTTCTGTATACGGATGTCATCATGGCGGATGCTGCAAACCCTTCTACCCTGTTTTCCATGCCGCAAGGTTATACAAGGGCGTTCAAGAAACTCTTAGCCCTTGAGTTTGCGCCGATCCTGATGAAACCCGTATCTCGAGAGTTGCGCGCACAGGCGAAGGAAGCCAAAGACCTGATTAGGGCGCTTAACGCGTCACCCCCGCAACCGCTCACTTACGATACGGCTATCAGTCGGTCTGAATCTGCTGACGCAAGCTGGGCGCAGCATGGCGGGTTTGCTTAATGGCCGTTGCTGACATTCCGTTTGTCGGTGGAAGCTATGAAGCTCCCATGACGCTTCAGGATGCTCAGAGACTCATCAACTGGTATGTGGAGATTAGCCAGAACGAAAACAGCAAAAAGCCGATGGCGTTGCTGGGCTGTCCTGGCCTCAATCCCATAGCCTCTACCATTACGGGACAGGTTAGAGGGTGCTGGGTACTTCCGGGAAACACTCAAGCATTGGTAGTCACAGGCTCCACGGTCTACCTGATGGCCGTGACTGCCCCGGCTACGCAGACCTCCATTGCACAGTTTTCCATGACGCAGGTTGGGTCTTTGCTGACCACCTATGGGCCTGTTGTCATTCGTGACAATGGCCCCCTGACGGCTGGATATGGCGGGTATGCGATTCTGGTAGACGGGACTTATGCCTATTACTACCGCCTTGCCGGGGCGGGGACGTATTCCTTTACGGGCGGTCTTGCGAGCGGCTCAAGCACGTTGACACTTCCCGGTACTTTGCCTCCGGGTCTCTTGATGTCGCCCAGCGCGACTCTTTCGACGCCTGATGGACTGATTCCGGCAAATACCTATATCTCGTCAGTCAGCTACTCAACCCCGTCCGTCCAGATGAGCGCTCCCGCAACGGGTACGAATGCCTCGGATACGGTCATATTGACAATAGCTGCGTTTGGACGGCTGACCGATCCCGGTTTACCTGCCGCACCCTCTAGGCTTGCCTTCATCGAGGGATGGCTCTTAATTAACTGGGACGGCCTGAGACAGTTTCAGACCAACGGCCCGGTGCCCTATACCATCATGTGGCCGGGATCGTTCTACGCCCTCAAGGATAGTTCTAGCGACAATCTGGTAACGCTCCATGAAAACAACCGGGAAGCATGGTTGATAGGCGAGCGTTCTAGCGAGGTCTGGGTAAATCAGGGTGGCACAAATTTTGCGTTTGCACGCATTCCGGGCGTAGGCCCC